CTACAGTGGTCGGATGGGTCAAAGAAACACTAGGCGCAGACGAATGCACTCGCGTAGAGGGCAAAGTAGCAGACCAGATTACAAAGTCTAAAACACCTCCAACATCTTGGGGTAAGCCGTTCTAAAACTTAAAAGGATTTAAAACTATGAACGAAACAAAAGAAGTAGTAGATATAGCCGCCGCTAGTACAGGCGTTCTTACAATGATTAGTTGGTTGCCGCCCACTGCTTCTTTGTTTACTATTGTGTGGCTAGGCATTAGGATTTATGAGTCTGAGACAGTTCAGAAACTTGTTAATAAAAGGTAGATTAAAAGATGAGTAAAAAAAGAAATACGCGAAATACTAATAAGTCTTTGAAGGCTCTAAAGCGCAAGCAATATGCACGGGGCGGTAGAAATTCTGTTAAAAGTCAACGCGAGTTATTAGAAGAGCAACAAAAAAAATCTTTAGCTAATGTACAGCCACGCGTTCAACCACCAAAAGATACTTCAACGCCTATTAAAGCAGGGACTCCTGCGACAAAAGGCGGAACTCTTTTAAATCCTAAAGACACAAAATTATCAGAGCCTAAAGTAAATCCTTCTTTATATTCTGATCCAAACTTAGGCAGAGGAAGAGCAACAACTCAAACTAAAGGAATTGGGGCTATACAACAACAAACTGGCCCTTTGACTAGAGTTATATCTGATCCTGTTAAACCTTCAGCGCCTACAGCACCCCCACCTATGCCTAGAGATAGTGATCTTAGTTCTGAGCAAAGAAGGCAGGCCGAAGCTTCAAGACAAGAAGTAATAGACAATTTAAGAAGACTTGGAAGAGATACAAGCAATGCAGAAAATTCTCCGTTAACTGATTTTGTAAGAAATGTCAGCGCTCAGTCTCAGTCTCCTAGAGATTCTGATGGCTCTCAAGAAGCAAGACGAGGACGTAGAGGCTCTACTCCTCCACCACGGGCTACTGAACCTACAGCACCTCCGGCAGGAAGCACACCGCCACCGCCTACTAATTCTACAGGAGGCTCTACACCAGACCCTGAAAGTCCTACAGATGTTCCATTAGGAATGGATCAGCCCGATAGAGGCTCTGTAACTCCACCAGAAGGCACAGACGCACCTATAGGTATAGATGTTAGAGGCCCACGAGCAGAACTACAACAAATGGAAGCAGTATCTTTAGACCCTACTGTCGGCATTTCTACAGACGTTCAACAACTTGGTGAAGCGCCTGAAGCTACAATGACAGGCGTAAGCGCCCAAGAAATGGTAGCACAACAAGGCAAAGCAGATCAAGCAACTGTTGCAGGAGTAGATTCTGTAGCCGAACAGTACGCAAATAAATACGTAGAACAATATCCAGAATGGAACGAAACACAAAAAGCTGAAGCTAAAGCATGGGCCTTCCAAGCTAAAAAAGGCGGTAAGCAAGCAATGCCTTCATGGTTAATGAGTTCAGACTTTAATCGTGGTTTAGGCGTTGCTAATAAAATGGATTATGATACAACTTCAAGGGATGCAACAACTTACGAAGCCTCTACAGCAGAAAGACTAGCAGACATTGAAGCCGCACAAGGCAAAGTTACAAAAGAAGGTGTAGCTGTTCCTGCAACTGCTGAAGAAGTAAGAACAGCAAAGCGCCGAAGAGACGATGAAGCAGAAGCTTTAGGAGATGCAGTAGGCCGCCCAGATTACAAAGACTATGCTAAAGGCGCTATGGATGACAGCGACTACGGCTTTGATCCTTCAACAGTCGATGAGCCTAAAGTAACTACAAGCGAAGGCATGACTATACCACAATCTAAAGTTGATGAAATTAAATTAGATGCTGAAAAACGTGGCCTTGATCCTACAGAAGCTTTAGATACTTACAGCAAAGCAATGGTACAGCGTGAAATTCAAACAGGTAAAGCCGCAGAAGGAACCGCCGCTGAGCTTGGTACAGCACCTACTGAAACAGCCGCACAAGCAGACTTCTTAGGGGCCGCTGATGTTGCCGCAGGACGTAAAGAACAAATAGCTGATGCAGGCGAAGCAGGCTTTGCAACCCGTGAAGCTGAGCAAGCAACACGCGTTGGAGACATGAAATCAGCAATAGCCGCTGAAGTTCAAGCACAAAAAGATACACGTACTGCTATTACAGACGATGTGTCTGCTCAAGCCGAAGCAGAACAAACAGCTAAATTAGATGCATTTACTTTAGAATTATCAAGACAAGCTGTTACAGGTACAGCAGTCGAAAGACAATACGAAGATCGTTTAGGTGTTCCTCCTGCAAGAACAGCCGCACAAGCTGAATACTTTAATGCAGACTTTACACCAGAAGGTGGTAATACAGATATAGATGCTATGCCTGCTTATGAAGTAGCGGCTACAAGAACTGCACAGGTTGCAGAAGCTTCTACAAGAATTGCAAACGAATTAGGCGATGTACCTTCAGTAGACTTAGAAGGTCGTGAAGCTATTACAGGCGAAGCACCTGTAGGAAATGCCGCGCAAATTGGTGGTATACCTACAATGGCCGCCGCAACTATGCAAGCCGTAACAGGACAAGATAGAACTGTAGCCGCCGCAGATATGATGGAGGTTGTTGCTAATATACCTGAAAACATTACAGCGGCTGTAACTCAAGACCCTGCAACTGTAGAAGCTCAACTAGATACTGGTGCTGACCCAACGGTCACAGCGGCTGTTGCGGCACTACCACAAGAAGCACTTGTTTCTACGCAAATGGAAGGTCTTTTAGCAGGAATGGAAGATGGACAAACCCCTGCATGGGCTAGACCCGCAGTAGCGGCTATAGAGGCTCAGATGGCGCGTAGAGGCCTATCAACTTCTACAGTAGGTCGTGATGCACTCTTTAACGCTATTATACAAAGTGCATTACCTATAGCTCAGAGCAATGCTCAAGCTCTTCAACAACGCGCACAACAAAACTTATCTAACGAACAACAAGCTAATCTTGCTTCTGCACAAAATACTATGCAAGTGCGTATGCAAAATCTTGCTAACCGTCAGACTGCCGCATCTCAAACAGCAGACATGGCACAGCAAATTGCAGTACAGCAAGGCACATTTGATCAACAAGCTGTAATGACTTCTGCTCAACAACAGCAAGAAGCTCGTATGGCTACTTCACAGATGGCTCAGCAACGAGCGCAACAAGAATCTGCACAAACTCAGCAGGCCGCTATAGCTCAGCTAAGTACTAATGCTCAGATGGACTTAGCAAACTTGCAAGCTCTTAATGCCGCAGGTACTCAAAACTTAAACGCAGAACAACAAGCAAGACTACAGACATACACTGCTCAAGTTAATAAAACTATGCGGCAAGCTGAGTTAACTCAAGATATGGCAAAAGCTAATCTTTCTCCTGCTCTACAGGTTGAAATGCAAAGAGTATCTGAAACCAATGCCGCCGCTAGAGATACAATGACCGCAGAGCAAACAGAACGTCTTACAGAGCTTCAAACTCTTATAGACTTCCGTAAGACTGATGCTACATTTGCTCAACAAATGGACATGGCTAATATGTCCAACGAGCAACAAATAAACTTAGCAATGCTACAAGAAAAAGCCGCTACGGATTCAGCAAACTTTACAGCGGAGAATCAATTTGAACTAACTCGTTTAAACAATATTGTTGCACGTTCTACGCGCCAAGCAGAACTAGATCAACAAATGGAAGTTGCTAATTTAGATAGTAGTTTAAGAATAGAACTTTCTGAGTTGTCAGAGAAAAACAATACTGCTCGTGCTGAAATGTCAGCCGACCAACAAATGCGTTTAAAGAACTTAGAAACCTTAGTAAACTTTAAAACTACAAATGCTCAGCTAGGCCAACAAATGGATATGGCTAATATGGGCAACGCTCAGCAAATGGAAATGGCAATGTTGGCTGACAAAGCCGCTACAGACAGTGCTAACTTTACAGAGGCTAATCGCTTTAAATTGACTCAGCTTCAAACTGCCGCACAACACATGGCACAAAATACTGAGTTCCGTCAGCAAACTGAACTAGCTAATTTAAGCACTGAAGAGCGTTTACAGCTTGCAAACCTTACGGCTCAGAACCAAGCATCTTCAGAAAACTTAAATGCTAGTCAACAAGTAGAGCTTGCAAACTTAAATGCTAAGCTCACTACAGGCGTAAAGAATGCTGAAATGCGTCAGCAAGCAATTGCTCAAACCTTTAGTGCTGATCAGCAAATAGAGCTTGCAAACTTAGAAGCTATGAATCGTGCTGATGCTGAATCACTATCTAACGAACAACAATCTACATTAGCTACATATAACGCAACAGTACAGCGCACTATACGTCAGACCGAACTTAACTCACGTATGGAAGAAGTCAACTTAGATGCAAGACTTAAAGTTGAGTTGTCTGAGCTTTCTGAAAAGAATGCAACAGAAAGAGCCAACATGACTACAGATCAGCAAATGAGACTTGCTAATCTAAATACTCTTGTAGACTTTAAGAAAGCTGATGCAGGTTTTGCACAACAAATGGAGCTTGCAAACTTAGGCAACGAACAGCAAATGGAGCTTGCAATGCTTCAAGAAAAGTCTGCTGTAGATGCCGCTAACTTTACTGAAGCTAACAGAGGCAGAACCCAAGAGCTTAATACTTACGTTCAGGTCATGTCACAAAACGAACAGTTTAAACAAAATGCTGACATGGCTAATCTTTCTATGGAAGAAAAGATTGAGCTTGCTAATTTAAGTTCTAGAAGTCAAGCTGATATGGCTTCTATGTCTGCTGAGAATATTCAACAGCTTCAAATGTACGAAAAGAAAATGCAAGCAGGACAGGTCAACGCACAGCTTGCACAGGCTATGGGCTTAGCAAATCTTAGCAACGAGCAAGCCGCCGGAATGTTTAACGCTCAAATGAATGCTAATCTTGATGTAGCCGCAATGAGCAACGAACAACAAATGGAACTCGCTAACAGCAAGTTTATGCAGAGCATGACAGCTACGCAATTTAGCGCCGATCAACAGTCAGCTATTCAAAATGCTACAATGCTAACTCAAGTAGATTTGGCTAATGCAGATGCAAGAACTAGAGTGTCTGTAGAGAACGCTAAAAACTTCTTATCTATGGACATGGCTAATCTTAATAATCGTCAGCAAGGGATTGTTATGGATCAGCAACTAGAGCAACAAGCACTACTATCCGATCAAGCCGCACAAAATGCCGCTAAACAATTTGGTGCAACATCTCAAAATCAAATAGATCAGTTTATGATTAGTCAGTCTAATAGCATGAAGCAGTTTAATACAAGTGCGCGAAATGCTATGGAGTCCTTTAATGTTACTGAAGCTAATCGTATGGAAGCTATTGAAGCAGGTAACTTCTTACAGGCTGATCAGTTTACAGCGCAATTAGATGCAGACATTAATAAGTTTAATGCTTCTATAGAAACTCAACGAGATCAATGGAACGCCGCAAATGCACAGGCTGTTGAGCAATCAAACATTAACTGGCGTAGACAGGCTAACACTATTGATACTGCGGCGGCTAATGCGGCTAATCAACAAAATGTTCAAAATGCTTATAACATCTCTGCACTAGATCAAACTCAGTTGTGGCAACAGTTGCGCGATGAAGCTAATTATATACGAACAGCTTATGAAAGCGAAGAACAACGTAAAGCAACTTTGTATGCAACGGCTATTGGTAATGAAGCAGGAGCCAGTGGAGAAAAAGGCTCTTCAAGTTCTACCTCACTAATTAATTTAATTGACGATGTATTTGGGTAAAGGAGAAGTATAGATGGGTTTTTTAAGTAAGCTTTGGAAAGGTGTTAAAAAAACATTTAAAAAGATTGGTAAAGGTATTAAAAGTGCTTTTATGAAAGTTGGCAAGTTTATGAATAAAATCGGCATTGTAGGCCAAATAGCTTTAGGATTAATTTTGCCCGGAATTGGTTCGGCTTTAGGAGCTTGGGCAGGCACGACATTAGCCGCAGGTTCTACAGCAGGTGTAATTGCTAAAGGAGCCGCTACATTTGTAAACGCCGCAATTAATGTTGGGACAAAAGTCGGGTCTGTATTTAAAACTGTTACACAGGGAGTTACTAAAGTTGTAGGAGATACTGTAGGGGCTGTATTAAATAAAGTTCCTAAACTTGGAGATACTTTAAAAACTTTAACAGGCGGTAGATTAGATATAACTCAAAAAACCTTTAAGGGCGCTTTTAAAACAGCAGGTAATGTTCTTACAGACACTGTAGCCGCAGGTAAAGATTTATTTAGTATGGATACTTTAACAGGAGACAATAGATTTTATCTTGAATCACTCGAAAAAAATATAGCTTCTGGAAATGTAAAAGACAGTTCAGTTAGTTCTGGTAAAATAGGCGCTTTGCCTGATCCTGAATTTACAGAACAAATTAAAGATGTAGGAAGCGATTTTAAAATAGTTGATGGTAAAATGATTTCTACAACTCCTTCAACTACAACTACAAGCCCTTCTTTATTATCAGGCGGTTCAACTAATGTTCCTACTGCTACTAAAAATATAGGGCCTTTAAAAGAAGGATATGAGTTTTTAAAAGAAAAAGGTCAAGAACAAATTGAAAAATTTGGAGATAAAGTAACTAGTGATTTATCGGCTAAATGGACAGGAACAGGCCCACAAGCCGCAGAAATAACAAGTTACAGCAGTTCACCTGCATCTTCAGAGCCTATTGTAATAGGACAAGACTCTACAATTATGGGAACTCAAGCATATCAAGCGGCTATGCAGGGTAATAATGTATTAGGTTTCTTTGGCAATCCTTCTTTAATTTACAACGCTGAACAAGAAACAGCTAATTTTGTTAGACAACAACAGGCAGGGGGCATTTAATGGCTACAATCGGAGACGAGTTACAAGTCTTAAAAGGTAATTCAAATCGTCCTGTTGCGGGTTCTTCTTTAACAGGTGATCCAGAAAACCCTGCACCCTATGAAAGGCCCCCTAAGTTTACATCTGTTCATGCGGCAAGTGAAGATTTGTTTATGCAACTTATTGAACCTAAAAAATATGTAACTATTATGGAAGCGGTTGATGATGGCATTCCTGTTATGCAAATAACTCAAATGATATTATTTAATGAGTTTCAAAAAGGATCGTTTAATCCTGATTTAATGTTAATGTTAGTAGAACCTTTAGCATATATGATTATTGCGCTTGCAGAACGATTAGATTTAGATATTGTAATTGATGAAGATGACGAAGAAGAAATTTTTGGAGTTAATTTTAAAGAAGATAAAATTAAAGAGCTTAAAGGAGCCGCTTCAACTGGAGCAGTTCCCGCAAACATGATAACTCCTGAAATGCAAGAAAGAATAGAAGAGCTTCCTGAGACTTTAGAAGAAACTTCTCAAAGTCTTTTAGCACCTCCTGTTGTTGAAGAGACTTCTGAAACCGAAACCCCTGAAAGTTTAATGGCAAGAAGGTAATTAAATAATGGCTATAGAAGAATTTGGAAAAAGTTTATTGGCAGATGTGCGTAAGCGAAAAGAAGATCAAGCTCGTAAAGCTCGTAAACGCGAAAAAAAACAAGCTTTGCAAAGTCTTGTATTTAAAGGCGTAGTTGGTATAGGCAACACTCTTCTTAAAGATAAAGCTGACAAGTTTTTAGAAAGCGAACAATTTTACAAAGAAAACATGCAGTTTAAAAAGGGCTACAACATATCTAATGAATATATAGCTCAAGAAAAAGAAGCTAGAAATAGTACTTTAGGTTATAATGCTTATTGGACAAAACTTGCTCCGGCAGATCAAATAGATTTAGCGATGACAGAAAAATATGGTGCTGAAAGTCTTTACAATATTTCAGATTGGGCAAACATGCGTTCAGAACTTATGAGTCAAATGGGAAAGGCGGCTAGAACAAATCACGAAAAAGGCCTTGAAAATGCAAAATCTTTTATTAATCAAGCAGGAGATAAAGGAGCAGAATTTTATTCTAATTTTGCAAAGCAATCTAGGCCTTCTACAATTAAAGATTTAATAACAAACACTGTTAGGTCTTCAATAGGTGGAAAAGATTTAAATGTTGCGTCTAGAGAGTTAACTCGTAAAAGTTATTTAGGAGATGCACAAGCTTTAATTGCTTACGATAAAACTTGGGATCAAACAGGGAGCAATCAAATTTCTGAATTTTTTGCAGACACTTCACAAACTTTAAGATCAAAAGCTCCTGTATTAAAAGAAGAGTATATTGACTTAGGAAACAAAGATATATTTGGCGTACCTAAAGGAAAAGAGCCTGTAATTATAGGTACATTTCCAAACGGAGATGAACGCATTGTTAACAAAACTGGAGAAATAGCAATGTCTGTTAACGAAGCTCAAGACTTTTCAGCTTATAATGATTGGGTTGGTAAACATTCAACAGATTCTATAGATGCTAAAGCTCAACAACAAATTGGAATGTTGGCTCTTACAAAACACGCAACTGAGGAAGATACAAAGTTTTTTAATAATATAGCTAAAGAAACAGGAAGTAAGTTTTTTGGCAATGATCGTAATAAAGCAATAGCTCAAAAAAATAAATCAATTCAAGCTCATATTGCAGGTTTAAAACTTATATATAGAAATGGTTATGGAATGGGCGAAGAAACTAGTGAGCGTTTAGCTGTAGCTATGTATAGAAAACAAGAAGAGTTTATAGTAGAACAAAAAAAATCAGGTGTTTTAGGAGCTAATCCGTTTAGTCACGGTAAAACTTTTGGTACTATGATTGCAATGGCTGAACAACAAGCTCTTCCAAGCAGACCTAGAAACTTTAGTAACGCTGATATTGAAGAAGTTATAGCTTCTCCTGATGGAAAAGCAGAACTATTTAATGATTATAGACAATTAACTCCTAAAGCTATGTCAAAATATGATGAGTTAGTTGAGCAAACAGGTAATGCTTTTGTAGTTCAATCTCATACAAGAATAAAAGGCTTGGCAAAAATTTCTAACGATAATCCTAAAATTAAAGATTTAGGAACAATTGAAGAACTATATGAAAAATCTTTAATAAAACCTCCTGTTAGATTAGAAGTTGTAGATAAAGATTTAAACAAGCAAGTTAAAATTAAAGATACTTTATTAAATGCAACCCCTAGTTTATTAGCAAACATGCCTGTTCCTCCGGCCTTGCCAACAGACAGCACTATTCAAGAAAAAGAAACTTATCAAAAAATGTATAGGAATCAAAATAAAGAATATATGAAAATTTTAAAGGCTCAAAAAACTTTACAAAATAATATGGATATGACAAGAAAACAAGGACGAACTACTAGCCAAGGGATAACATCTGCTCAAAAATATTTAAACAGTTTGTACACTGACTATATGAATAAATACGGAGATTAGAATGAGCAATAGATATACTGGAAGTTTTTCAGACTCTCGTGGCGAAGACTCTTCTTCTTTTTTTACAGGCGTACCTAAATCTTTAGGGCCTTACACGGCTACTAGATTTAGAGAAGACACAGGTGTTAAAAAAGATTGGTCGATAGTGCGTGAATACATGGCAGGCAAAGTTCTTGATCCCGCATCTCTTGATTTAATGTCTGAAGATGCAGATGTTTTAGAGTCTTTTCGTGATAGCGAGTCTCGTTTTGAAAATATGATTGCAAAAGCGTTAGTGTTAGAAGAGGCTCCTCAAGAAATTAAAGATAGTTACAAGCGAATACAAGATAAATTTGCTAATATTGATAAAGAAGGTATTGGTGAGTGGGCCGAAATGATAAAAGACTATGGCATAGATGCTGTTACTGACCCGTTCAATATTGGTGCTGTGTGGTTTGCGGCTCAAACAGGAGGCGTTGGCGCACCTGCGGCGTTAGCGGCTAGAGAAACTGCAAAGGCCGGAGCAAAAACAGCACTTAAAAAGGCTTTAACTGGGCCTTCTACTGTAGCTCGATTGCCATCTAAAAGCGCATCAACTATAGTACGTGAAGCACCTACACAAGAATCAACTTTACGAACTCTTAGAGCTTTAATAGATAAAAACCCTATGAAATCTGTAGCAACTCTTGGTGCAGTTCAAGGAACAGTAGATGATCTATCTCGTCAGAATTTAGCTATAACTGTAGGCTCTCAAGAAGATTTTAACCCCCTTCAAACAGTAGTTACAGCGGGAGCTTCAGCAGGTGCTAATACTATAATGACTGTTGGAATTAATAAACTGACCAAAAAGTTTAAAGCTGATTCTGATATAGATGAGTTTACACCTGAAAGGGGCGCTGAGCTTTTTGACGAGGGCGTTGAAGGCGAGTGGATTCCTGCTTCTGGAGCAGGGATATTAAATGACTTAGATCGTTTAATTTCTGGGCCTTCTGGAAGCTATAAAGATATAACACCTGACGAAGAGCTTATACAAAAGTATGCGGCTGATTTAGGGGGAGGTGCTAAAACTGTAGAAGAAGTACAGGCTATTATTATGGCGGCGGCTCAGACAGAAAAAACAGCAGGAGCTATAAAAAATAAAATAAAAAAAGACCTGTACGCTCACGCTACGCACAATACTAGCCGATGGTTAGGAAAGGCTTCAGGAGTTTTAAGTCCTTTTGCAAAAGTATCTCCAACAGCTAAATTACTTCAAGAAAAGTTTTCACATGAAATGGGTATAAGTTGGAAAGTTGATAGTCGTTTAGTTGGAAAAGATTTTTTTGAAACTCAACGTGAAATTCAAGGTCGTTTTTTTGAGGACTATAGATCTATTGTAGAGCCTTTAACAACTAGTAAATTTTTAAGACGTAATGAAGATAATGCTAAGCTTGCTGATGAAATTAACGATGCTTTAATGTTAGCTGTTCGAGGACAAAAAGCAAAAAGCTCTGACAATGGTTTATCTTCTGAAATAAACAAAGAAATTAATAAAGCTTCAGTAGGTGTTAAAAATTTATACATGCAAATGGGCGCTGAGCTTAAAGAAGCAGGGCTTATTGAAAATGAAGTAGCTGATTATATTCCTAGATCGTGGAATAAAAAGGCTATTTTAGAAAACAAAGAAGGCCTAGCTAAATTATTTGAAGATCAAAATGTTGTTTCTAAAGGCAAAGGAATGGAAACAGTTGAAGACATGTTAAGAATTGACAGCCAATTAGATGGCGGCGGTTCTGGCGGTTTCTTTTTCTCAGCTAAACGATCTTTTGACAACATTAAAAGGGATGCAGATTTTCAAGAGTTTTTAGATACTGACGTTAGAGCAACTATGAATCTTTATACTTTTCAAGCCGCTAAAGGTTTAGCAAAAGTTAGAACTTTAGGTGTGCGAAACGAAAAAGAATTTAAAGATTTTTATATAAATCAAATCCGAAAAGAAATGGCAGAAGCAGGAGAAACATTTACCTCTAAAGATGCCGAAAGAATTACTAGAGTTTATCGAACTACTACTTCTGAAAACTTAAACAGGTTTGGCAAATACGCTCAAGGCGCAGTAGATGGCTACGGTTTAGTAAACAGAGTAGCTTACTTAGGTCTTGCAACAGTATCTAGTTTAACAGAAGCCTTCTTAAACTTTAGTAAAGCAGGGTTTAAAAATAGTTTTAAAGGCTTGTCAGAAGCTATGGAGCTTTCGTACAAAGGCGCTACAGGAAACATCCAATCTAAACTAATGTCTCAGCACAATATGACAGCCGCAGAAGCAAGAGCAGAAATGCGTAAGTTTAGTTTAGGAATGGACATGGGATTAACTCAGTTAGAAAATCGTTTAGGCGGTGATGACTTACAAACTAAATGGATGCAAAAAGCAAGCAGTGGTTTCTTTAAAATGACTTTGCTTGAAGATTGGACAAAGTTTGTACAAACAAGTTCATTTATGAGCGGTAAGAATTTAATTGAAGAAAACATTCAAGCTCTTGTAGCGCATGGTTCTAGGCCATTAGGTAAAAGACAAAACACTTTAATAGGAGAGTTGGCTGAATTAGATATAAATTATAAAGATGCTATGGAGTGGTACAAGCGTGGAGCTAAAAGGAATGACGAGTTTTATGATAAAAAGTTTTTGGCAGGTGCGGCACGATATGCTAACTCTGTAATTTTACAGCCTTCTGGAATGTCTAATTTAAAGCCTTTATTGTTTAGCAACCCTAAAACTTCTATAGCTTTTCAGTTAATGGGATACCCTGCGGCATTTACAAACACTGTTCTTAAACGTGGAGCAAAACAACTTACTAAAGATGTAAGAAGCGGCGACCCTAGAAACGTAGGTAAGGTTGCAGTGACTGCTATATCAATGGTACAAGTTGCTCGTATTATGAATGATTGGAGATCAGACGGGAAGTCAGAAGAAAAAGGCACACTTAATGCAAACTTACAGGCAGTAAAGCGTGTGGGCGGTTTAGGTATCTTAGCTGACAACATTACTAAAGGTTATGATGCCGCTAAATATAATCAGTCTGTTCTTGGATATGCTACAATGCCTTTTGGCCCACTAGCTACAGATGCTTTAAGTGCTACTAGGCGAGGCGTTGTTCCTACATTAGCTAGAAAAATACCTGCCGCTACATCTCCAGTACAACGAATTTTAGGAATTGTAGATGAAGACGAAGCAGAAAAGTTTAAAGCTGACATGGATCAGTTTGTATATGAAGCAGATAAAAAAGTATCTGAGTTTGAAAAATCACTTATACCTGAGTTTGAAAGTACTGGAGGACTATTAAATTATGCAACTGGAGGCATAGTTACAGACGTTCCTAATGTACCTACAGAGCCTGATGAAAGAATAAATAAATTAACAGGTCGCCCATATAACGAAGATGCAGGTGAAGCTTATACAGACATAGAAGATCGTACTAGATTTTCTATGGGTGGTAGACTAATAGCTAAAAAACTAACTAGTTCTTTTAATAAGAAAACTCCCTCGCCTTTAAGACAATCCGAAGATGCTGAGTTTATAGCTAGACAGCAAGCAGAAATTGACCCAGATGGTGTTGTTCTTTACGGTATACAAGATGATCTTTTAGACTTAAACAGGTCTATGGAGGCTAATAGAGCTTCTCAAACAACTCAAAGAGCAAACACAGTTGGAACAGCTACTAAAGCATCAGACTATTTAGACTCTTTAGGAGCAAGCGGAAGGTCTTTAGACTATGGAGCAGGTAAAGGTTTAAATGCAAAAGCTAATCAAATAGATGACACTTTTGAACCTTTCCCTGAAGATGCTTTTAATCCTACTTTTGTTTCTCCAAAAGATGTTCCAGAAAATACTTATGGTAAAATAATAAGCACTAATGTAATTAATGTTCTTCCTCCCGCTTTAAGAAAAGAAGCTGTTCTTAAAATAGGCGGCGCTTTAAAAATAGGTGGCAGGGCTTTAATACAAACGTGGGATGCCGGAGCCGCTAAAGCAGGAATGGCTTCTAAAAAAGCAACTATTGTAAAAAACGAACCGTTAGCTTTTACTACTTCTACAGGCTCTTATCAAAAAGGTTTTACTAAAAATGAACTTGAAGAATATGTTCAAAAAACATTGGGTAAAAACTTTGAGGTATCTAGTGTCCCGTCTAAACAGGGCATAAGCGGAGTTGCTGTTGTTATAACTAAAAAGTCTAAAAGACTTCAGAAGTTTGAAGGGGGTGTTGCTGATAGTTATACAATTCAACGAGGAGACACTTTAACTAAAATAGCACGAGAAAATCAAACAACTGTAGAAGAGCTAGCAAAAATTAATGAAATTAAAGATATAAATAAAATATATGCAGACGATGTTTTAAAATTATCAAACCCTTCAGGAGTAGCAATACTTAAACAATTAAAAGAAACCCCTAATAAAGAACAACTAAAAACAATAGAAAAAATAGCTAAGAAAATAAACGATAGAAAAATAACAAATGTTACTGAAGAAGTAGCTAATGAATATAAAGAAGTAATTATTAAAAATACATTAGCGGCTAAAAATTATATTCTTTCAAAAACTGACGAGGTTAAAGATAAAATTGAAAATGTAATTAAAGATATTGAAATTCCTGAAATAAATTTTGAGTCTAAAGGAAGAACATCAGAAAACAATAAAGGAATGCAACCCGCTAACTTACTACCTCAAAATATTATGGCTTATGCTAAATACGTAGCAGGGAATAAACTTGGCCTAGAAGGTTCGGGAAAAGATATAGACGTAGCTAAATTTGGAACAAAACAAAAAGAAGTTTTAAAACAAGCAATGAAAAACGCTGTTAAAGACGGAAGAAATTATATAAAATATTCTGATTATCCTAATATGAAAACAGGCGAAAGGCCAGATAAATTTTACAAAGCTAGTCGCTCTGCTAGATCATTAGTAGATTTAGTTAAAGAGTCTTTTACTGATCCTGTTTTTGAAATGTTTACAACAACTGGAGTATTTAGTTTTAAACAACTCCCTAATGGAAAGTTTGAAATTATTCCAGATGTGTATGACTTTGATAAATCTAAAAGCGGTGGTAAAAATAGAAAAGAAGCTATAGATAGTTATGGTTCTTTAACTCAACAAGCTCAAGACATCAGTGAAAATCAAACATATCATTTTAATGTTAAAGGAACAATCTAAATGAAAGACGATTTTAAATACTTTAAACTCTCAGACTTTGATTGCCAAGAAACAGGCGAGAACGAAATGGACGAGGGATTTATACAAAAACTAGACCACTTGAGAGAGGTGTGTGGCTTTCCGTTTTATATAACTAGTGGCTACAGGAGTCCCAACCACAGCATAGAGAAAGCAAAAAAAATTGGAGGTACACATACCCGTGGGATTGCCGCCGACATTTATGTCAATGGTGGACGACAACGTATGCAGATAGTGAGACATGCTTGTGCAATGGGCTTTGTAGGCATTGGAGTTGCAAAGGCTTTTGTGCATGTAGATATGCGAGATGATTTTAAACCAGTACTTTGGTGCTATTAATTTTAAACACTAGGAGATATGAACATGTCAGATAAAGGAATCGTCATTCCAACTTGGGCTATACCATTAGTGGTATCGTTGTTTGTGGGTGCAATTAGCTACGGTGCGGCACAGGCCAATGCAGAAACAACTACTAAAGAAGTTAAGCGCATTGAAGTCATTGTCAAAGAGACTGCAAAGAAAGCGGCTGAAAACGGACAGGCCCAAGCTGTAACAGAAACTAAGGTTGATGCTATTGTTGAATCCTTGGCCCGTCAAGAAAAAATACAAGAAAAAACTAACGATCAAATCTCTGCGTTAGTGGCGGCTTTACTAGCTAAACAATAATGAAGATGGTGTTTGCTCTATTGTTTTTCGTAAGCGGCGAAGTAGTCGAGGAACAAACACAATATTATTTAAAGAAGTCACATTGTATTTATATGTGTCAAGAACTATCAAGACCAAGCAACAAGTACGAACCTGTTGACTGCAAGTGTCAGGTTCAGTGGGTTGATGTAAACAGCACGGTAATACGATGAAACAATTAGTGTTTGCATTAATGTTAGAGACGCTTACTGCTGATGGTCTTGTAATTGAAACCGAAGAGTATGGTGTATGGGCCGATGTAAACAAATGCACATACTTTAGTAGGAGTATAAGCTTACAAGGCATCGAAGGCACAGCAGGGATTACATTTAAAAAAGCATTCCCTGTACCTGTAAGGGCTTATTGTAAGCCTAAGTATGTAGACCCTCAAACAACGGAGATATTTGAATGATTTCAGGTCAAGATTGGTCGGACAGCGCAACATGGGGCGGTTTGATTCTCGCTTTAATACTCCTTGGGCTTACTATGTATTGGTTAATATTTAGGTGAAATTATGTTAGAACAATTAATAGGGCCAGTGTCAGGACTCTTGGACAAGTTCATTGAAGACAAGGACAAGAAGGCGGCACTAGCACACGAGATAAGTACGATGGCAGAGCGACACGCTCAAGAGCTTGCCAAGGGTCAGCTAGAAGTTAACAAAACTGAGGCGGCACACAAGAGCTTGTTTGTTTCTGGATGGCGGCCCGCAGTTGGTTGGTGTTGTTGTATGGCCCTGCTGTATAACACACTCTTATCGCCAATACTAGGCATATGGTTTGTTGTGCCGGAGGTTGATGCTTCATTACTAACACCTGTCTTAATGGGCATGTTAGGTTTAGGAGCTATGCGTACAGTAGAGAAAACAAAATCAGTAGCGAGGGACAGTTAATGCCTGCAAAAAAGAAATCAACAGTCAACAAGGCAGGTAATTATACCAAGCCTACAATGCGTAAGAACTTATTTAACAAAATTAAAGCAGGTTCTAAGGGCGGCAAAGCAGGGCAGTGGAGCGCACGAAAGGCTCAGATGCTTGCCAAGCAATACAAAGCTAAAGGAGGCGGTTACAAATGAAAGTTAAAGCACCTAAAGGCCATCACTGGATGAAACAAAAAGATGGTACAATGAATCTAATGAAGCACACTGGCAAGTTTGTTAAGCATAAAGGCGCTTCACTTGAAGCTAATTTTAAAGTACAAAAGGTTCATAAGAAATAATGGCACTTAAAAAATCTCAAAAGTCTTTAAAGAAATGGACAAAGCAAAAGTGGACTACTGCATCTGGAAAACCTAGCGGTAAAACTGGCGAAGTCTATGCGCCTAAAAAGACTATACAGAAACTTAAATCAACTGCGGCAGGTAGAAAGAAGCTTGCGGCGGCGAATAAAAAGAAAAGAGAAGCAACAGCCAAAGGTAAACAACACGCTAAGCATGGCCTTCATAAAGGAAAGAAACGATGAGAGAAGACTACAAGAAAGGCGGTAAAGCTAAAAAGAAAAGAGACCCAAGACTAGAGAGGGCAGGAGTTAGTGGATTCAATAAACCGAAACGTACCCCCAAGCATCCAAAGAAAAGCCATGTTGTCGTGGCGAAAGAAGGTGACAAAATCAAGACGATTAGGTTTGGAGAACAAGGGGCAAGCACCGCAGGAAAACCCAAGGCGGGTGAATCTGACCGTATGAAAAAGAAACGAGCCTCTTTTAAAGCTCGTCATAGAAAAAATATAGCTAAAGGCAAAATGTCTGCGGCTTATTGGGCTAACAGAGAAAAGTGGTAGACTATGCAGAGGATATGGACACTGTGGGCTTTAAGCCTAGGCGAAACAGTGGATAGCACATCTTCTGATGCCCATACTGTAGCTGTAATAAAGACAGTACTGGTTGTTATTAATTTGTTCTGTTGTTTTTGTATTATATATAATACGTTTTCAGGCTAATCTACAACATGATTAAGCGCACTTAACTCTGACTCTAAAAACTCATGCATTTCTTCTAGTTTTGGTTTCGTAAGCTGTACAATGTTTCTTATAATAGACAGTTCATCATCTTTAAAAACCCTGTGCAAATCCTTTTCGGGTATGCCGCTCATCTCTGTAACGACATGCCCGTCAGAATTAACAAGTATTTTAAAGCTTATTATATTCCCTTCTTTAAAGCTCACAAGCACCACCTACACAAGCCAACTCCTGTGAGCCTGTAGTATTATCTTCCTGTTCAAAGTCTCCTAGGTCTTCCCAATCAACTCCCTTTGGCATAGAAGTTAGTAGCTCTTTATATTTATCGGCATCTATGTCCTCATAAGGAGCTTGCTGATATACATGATCACTGTATGGAAGTAAGCTAATACCGCTACACAAATCAAAGTTCTCCCAAATCCACTGCGCTACCTGAAGAAACTCATCGTCTGTGTAGTAGACTGTGATACTTGGTTTATGTTCGCACCAATGGTTCTGATATGTTTTCCACAAAGCCAATTGTTGCATAGCTCCAACTTGTTTAACTGTTGTACTGGTCTTAGGAGACTTTACAGGAAAACTAAACACAACAGAAGAGGGAGACATAACATCTTGCTCTACTGGGAATCCTGCTTGCTCCATAAAGACTGCAAGTGGGTCTTTCTTATCTGAACGTACTCGTCTAATGTAGTGCTTAGAAAAACGAGGATGAATACCAGAGGCACTATCAACAAGCTGAGATACAGTACCGCTTGGCTTAACACAAGTAATAGCCACAGACTGATTGATTCCAAGCTTCTCAGCCCACTTCTTATTGGTTTTAATAGCAACATCCTTTAGCTCCTCTAGCCACTGTGCTGTTTTGTCTGAGGATACCCCCAAAGTAGGATGATCCATAATGCCTGTCATGCTTAAACCTAACAGTGCTTCTTCTTCTGTGTTTCGCTTCCAAACATTCCGCAAATAACGGAAGTCTGTAAGGGTTGCTTGTAGTGTACCAATAATAGCGGCTGTTTCTACTTTAGATTTAAGAGTCTTTAAATTATCATCAGACCGTATAACTACCTCAGACAAGTTACAGAACTGATTACTGCGTAGTATTATTTCACTACATGGATTAGTACCAAAGTCTTGCTCAGAATCTCTACGACCATTGAGGCTTGCAACTTTCTGTGCCGCAACACGACTAAAGATACCACGCTCACCCGCTTTAGATTCATACATAGTACTCATCTCGTTTAAGAAAGCTTCAAAGTCAGGCTTCTCTGTGTAGGCTACGCTGTTATTTGCTAGTCTTCTTTGTCCCTCGTTCTCCCACCAAGCTCCATTCTTAGCTCTAGCCATGCGTTGATCAGTTAAATTAGATAAGCTTATGAGTGCTGAGCGCCTAACGCCACCTACAACTACAATGTCTGCAATCTTACACACAATATCGTGGCACTCTAAGGATGTTAGCTTGCGTCCTGCGGCTTTAGAGAACACACTTACACAAAAGTTAAATAAATCTATGAGTGGCTCTGGCCCTGATGCACGACCACCAAATGTTTTAAGTCTTTCTCCTGCACCACGCACTTTACTCATGTCCCACTTAGGAATCTTACCTGCGTACAGCATAGCAACAAGCTCACGGAATGCAGATGCCCAACCAATCTTACTGTCAGCTACAACAATCACAGTGTCTGTAGGGTGAAAGCTCTCAGCAACCTCTGGAAGTTTGTTTATGAAGTTGCGCTCTACACTAAACCCAACACCAGTACCACACATAAGCACATACATAAGCTCGTCAAAAGAACGAGGAGAATCTATATGCAAGTAACTACAGTTAAACCCTGCTACATTATCTTTATCTAGTGCTTGACCTGCTGTCATCATGCATCTCATACTAGGCATGACTTCTAAATTATGTATTGCATCGTATATTTTTTTACCTTCACGAACTGTTATCTGTTCACGATCTCTCCAGAACTGAACATAACGATAAACTGTTTCTTCCCATGTTTCTCTGCGGCTTTGTTCGGGTAGCCATCGTGCGTAGCGTGACTTGTGTATAAACTGTTGGTACTGATCCATTGTTATTCCTCTGTAAAATATTTAATGTTTTTGTTTTCTTTGCGCCTAGTCTCTTTTAGTTTAGAAGAACTCTGAATCTTTTTAAACTTCTTCTTCCTTAAAAAACTATCTCTTCTTTTATCTTTACGATTAACTTCTTCCATCTTTTTTCTCTAATAGTTCGACTATTTTATTTAAATACCATATAGCTTTACGTGCATCCTGTATAGGTTTGTCTTTGTTAAACAACCTAGAGCCTGTATATTTTAACACATTGCCGTGGCAATAAACAATAGCACCTTCAACACCTAGTACATCTACAATGTAATCAATAGTTTCTATACTTCCGTGGTTGTAATGCGGAGGGTGATCAACCGCCTCAGTAATAGCAGAGGAGGCTTTACTCCAACCTCTAGTAGCTCTGTCCCACTCTTCGGGTGTAGCATCATTAAGTCTAGATATATCTTGTTTCATTTTTAAGTACTCTTCTATTTCGTTAGTCATTAAAAGTTTCTCTCTTCTTTACGTTGATCCAGTTGTCAGGTATACTATTCTCACTGAACCATCTAAAGTCGTTGGCACTAGCCCACTCTCCGTGGCTTCTTTTAGTTCCGTCCTTGCGCCTCTTAGCTTGAGGCATTGGGGCGCTAGGATTAGCAAACAAAAACACTAGCTCAGTGTCTTCGGGTAAAGCCTTACTGATCCAAATGTATTTACTGTACTCTGCGTAGTCCCAAAATCTACCCTTGGCTTCAAGTAATATTTTCTTCCCTTCAATCTCCCGTATAAAATCAGGATGATAATGATGATCAACGGTGTACGGGAGCTTATCAGTATGACAACTCCAAGAGTCTAGTATGCCTGTATGTAATTCGTATTCCCAATTAGAGTCATAACCAACCACTAAGTTTTTAGACTCAGGGCGAACTGCTCTGGGCTTACGCTTACCCTTTCTTATTTTAGTCAATGTATAATCGCCTCTCTTTTTTCTAGCTCTAAACCTATTATAGCGTGGAGATCAGAAAGAAACTCACTATCTACATCGGCTATGGTATTGTCTGAGTTGTAAAGAAAACTGCCTACTGCTATAATCATTTGATTAACATCTAAGACTTTGCTATCCATTGTATATCCTTTAGAGTTATACTTTCAATAGCACGATCAGGCCACAAAACTAACAGTCTTTTTATTTTATTTTTAATCCACTTAGGGTGATAGGCGTTTAAGTACATAGTTCGTTCAGCCATAAAGTGAGTTTGTGTGGGCATAAAGTTTAAATAATTTTTAGTATTTATTTTAAGGCCCTCTTCTTCGTTCAACAAACTACGCAACCAATCAACAAGAATCACTGAGGCTTGAGCTTGGATGCGCTTGGTTTTCTTTTTGTTCATATTAATTCCTCGACTTTAGGTTCAACTTCTACTTTAGTTAAGTACGCTAAACCATTGGAATACTTGAAAGTTCTTAGGCCTGCTCCATCGTTGGAGTCTTTGTAGCATTCATATTTATACTTACACCAACTACAACCTTTAGGTAATTTCATGTTGCCTTTCTTACCATCAGGTATGGGAGTATAGCATAATTCAGGAGGGGTGTCAAGCTTTAATGCAGGAATCAGAGATTTAATTGATGTTTTTATGTTAGGCTTGTCCATGTCATCGGGCGTGTACATGCACAACTCGCCGCTCTCTTTGTTGATAACCAAGAACCCGCCATTATCTGTACCCTCTGCCGCTTCATACCCTGCAAGCTGACCAAGGTATCCAAAGGGATCGTCCTGTGCTAAGCGGCCATCTTTAAACTTGTTAAACGCAAAGCGAGAAGCAGTCTTGACATCCACTACCTCACCGTTTATCTTGCAATCCATGTGACCTACAATACCATTAACATCTACTTCTTTCTGTTCATCTGTTACTTTGTGGTCTGTCATTCTTACAAGCATCAACACAATCTCTTCAAGCAAGTGGCCGTACAGGAACTTGATTTGCGTTGGGCCATCAACAAGACCACGGCCTTGAGGATCACGCTTCTCAAACCACAACTGTCGTGCGGGCTTGCCGACATTAGACATACGCACAGTGAATTCTTTGTTACGCTCAGAAGGAGATGCCCAAGACATCAAAGCCTCTTTAATACCTACTAAAGTATTATCAATGTCTTTTTCTGTAAGCGGTAAGGGCTTGCCATCTGACAAACCTTCAAGGTGTTTGTAGATGTCAGGCACTACATTATTAAGACTCATTGGGCATATCCTTTATAATAGTTTTAATTTTATTTAAAGAGAGCTTAAACCATTCTCCTCTGTTATCGCATCCTGTTGCTGTAAGTTTATCATGTACTAATTTTTCTGTCTTTTTTCTATCGGCAAAAAACTCAGAGTACTCTAATTTAAAATCACGTAAAGGACTAGATGTTTGATAAGTTCTACACCTGTCCTCTGCATCTACAGCCATGCCAACCTTGTACCAACCTTTCCATGCAGGGTTAGATACTACATAGATGTGGCCTCGTTTTACTTTATCGTACTTGTTATAAACTGCCTGACCTATAGAGGCCGCTAGTCTTTTAAGTTTATTTTTTCTATTCTTAATTGTATCACAAGCGTTGCAAATATAGTTACACTTTTTAAGATTAGAAGCGTAAAAGTTTTCTTCTGTTAAAAGAACATTACAATGATTACAGATTTTATTGTCTTTCATAATAGTCTATAGCCTCTATTATTTCGTAATCGTTATCGTCTTCTAAAGTTCCAAGCTTTAGAGGGACAACATCTTTATCTCCAGTGTGTACTATCTTATGTCCTGTTATTACATACATACATTCTATTAAAACATCTTTTTTGTAATTTAAAACTTTTACTGCCACCAAAGGTTTCGTCCCAGTGGGCATCCTAAATATCCCACCTATAGGGACATTGTATCTCAAGTTCACAAACTCTCGAAGCTTTACCGCAGTAGTCTCAGTGTGTTTCACTCCAGTTCTCCCCGACCTTATAGTCTGCACCCAATGGGCAATTAAGTTTAAACATACACCCTGCTTCTTTAATGGCCCGTACTCCTGCTTCTCCTACAGCTTTGGCGTGATCAGCGTGGCACTCTATTTGCCATTCATCGTGTACATTAGCTACAAACTTAGCATCCCAACCATTAGAAGTTATCTTATCGTTTAAAAGAATCAAGGCTTTCTTCATTACTATTGCGCCTGCTCCCTGTAATAAAGTATTCAAGGCCGCATGTTCTGAACGGACTGTAAGCTTACGACCATCTAGTGCCTTAACGAACCCGCTCCTAGCTTCTCTTTGTACTCTGTCTGTAAGATTTTTAAATGATGGGAGATTATCAAAGAAGCGTTGTCTAAGTCCTTTACCAACCGCTCTACCTCTCCCAACCACTGATCCAAGTTTTGCATCTCCCGCTCCGTAAAGGAGGGCATAGATGAAAGTTTTTGCCTTATCTCTTGATTCAATTCTAGCAAGTTGTTGATTAGTGGTGTGTATGTCTCCGTTAAGTATTTCATTTGTGTAGCCCTCGTCATTTAAGTAGTGTGCTAACATTCTTAATTCCAAACCTGAAGCATCTATTCCTACTAGCTTGTAGTTATCTGGAACAGTCCAACAGCTTCGACACTCTTCACCATAAGGAGACTTAGTGCTTGGAATCTGGGCTGTGTTGGGATGTGAATGAGTCATGCGCCCTGTCACTGCCCCATTAGGATTTACAAAGCCGTGTATTCTTCCTGTATCTTCGTTAAGCTCTTTGAGCCAACTCTTAGCTTGAGCCAATCGTTTCTGTAACATAAGATACCTAGCAATCATAGCGGCCTGTGGAATATTTTTAACTCTATTTAAAGTGGCTTCGTCCACAATAGGTTGACCCGTGGGTGTGTGTTTTTGTGGGTTCCAACCAAAACGAATTAAGTATTCGCCAATTTGTTTACGTGATCCCAAGTTAAAAGGTGTTTCAGTTTTACGAGAGATGGGCTTGTTGTATATATCCAAAGATAATCTTTCGTACTCTCCGTCTGTCAGCCTTGTACCGTTACCGTGTTGATCTGTCGCAGTCTTAGCTACTGCTCCTGTAGCTGTGAACTTAGGCGTAAGTATCTGCGTGGTGATAACGGGCTTGAACTCTTCGTGTACTTCTTGTTCTAAGTCGTGTAGTTTAGTTTCAAACATAGCAACTAAGCTCATTGTCTTTTCAATGTCTAAACAAAAACCATTGTCACGTTGCTGATTAATTATCTTAGCTACAGCGTGTTCTATCTGTACTGATTGTGGTGTAAACCCACGGCTCTCAACCTTCAATGCTTCATATACTTTAGTGTTAAGCAACACATCGTTCTTACAATACTCTAGCATCTCTGGACTGTAAGCTTCCCAAGCATCTTCTTGTTTTCCAAAGTCACCTTTATGAAAGCCTAGTCGATAGCCCCAACCCTCAAGACCATGATTACCTTCTCGTGTAGGTTTAAAAAGCCTTGAAAGAACAAGAGTATCAACGATCTTCTTGTCGAACAAGTCTAGTCCTGCAACCTTCTTAATTGCAGGGATGTCATAGCCTATTAAGTTGTGACCAATTAGTTTTGTTGCAGAAGATAACATATCATAGCCTTCTTGCAACTGTGTGTTGTCAAATGTAAATACGTCCTTAGTCTCTACGTCTTGAGCCACAATACAAAATATCTTTGTGGGGTCTAAGCCGTCTGCTTCTATATCAAATACTAAATTACTCATTTTCTTCACCTAATTTTAATTGGGGACTGCGAGGGTCTTTAAGCATCTCTTCGTAGTAGTATGACAGAACGTCATGTTCTATTGCTATTTTTATACCCTCGACAGTGTAATGCGCCCACCTTATAACAGTTATAGGCCTAAACAATTTGTTGTGTTTATCTATCTCGAACCCGTTAAAGGTGGTTGTCATATAATGTCTCCCTCAAATTGAGAGGGATCATAAGCATCTAACTCTCTGAGTCTTCCTGTGTTACCATCATATAAAAGATTGGTAGCTACACCCACATCTCCAGTATACCTAGACTTCAGTACCCTGACCTTGGTGGTGGAGGCTTCGATCTCATCGTCTGATTGTTGGTTGCGCTCCAAGGAAAGAACACAATCACTTAGCTGAGCAATACTCTGACTACCTCTAAGATGATTAAGTCCTGTCTCAATACCGTTCTCGTGTCCACGGTTGCCATCAATCCTGCGGAGGTGTGATACAAGAATCATGCCACATCCTGTCTCCTCAACCATCGTTCTTAGTCGATGCATAATTTGATCTATGGCTTTGCGCTCATCGTTTTCAAGGGTGGATAGGACTAACATGTGCAAGTGATCTACTACAATCCATTTACAATCTAATCCGATTATCATGTAGCGTAGCTTGCTAAAGATGTCTTCAAGGTTATTGACTCCGTGGTGTGCATGAATCCATACACGCCCCTCGTTCTCACCCATGAATACTTTCTTAAAACATTCGTCCAATTGATCGGGGGTGTAAGTAGACTTAACGCTGTCTAAATGCAGTTTAGCATCTGCCTCAATCGCCATGATTCCTTCGGCAGTTCGTGACCAGTTCTCTTCAAGTGCTACTACACCCACGTTATCTTTTGTTTTATTTATAAGCCAGTGTTCAAGTTCTCTAGTGACAGAAGATTTACCTAAACCTGTACCACCTGTCAGGGTAACTAGCTCTCCTTCTCGTAGACCTTCTAGCTTTTTATTTAAACCATACCAAGGATAAGGTATCGCTTGTTTTCTTTCAAGACGTAGTTTCTGATATGCTTCAAGCTGTTCAGACAGATTCAAAACACCAGAAGGTGTATAGACTTTAGCATCCCAGAAAGCACTGACGTATGCCGCATGTCTACCCTGACGCAACATATCATTAGCGTCCTTGTAATCCACGGGCAGTGTCATTATCTTAGCTTTCTTTGGTGTTAATAGTTTTGCTACGGCTTGAGCCGCTTCTTTACCATGCTTATCATTGTCAAAATTAATGACTACACAATCAAAAGACTCAAGGTATTCTAGGCTATTCTTAACATCAGCAACGCCACCTTGCGCCCCTGACTTTATAGAAACGACAGGCCACTTAGAACCAAGTAGCTCGTAAGCGGCCATGCCATCGCATTCACCCTCTGTTAAAGTTATAAAATTACCACCTGCTTTAAACAGATTTTCTCCAAACAACCCCACCTCTTTTGGACTACCTGTCCACGCAAACTCTTTGTTCTGTTTACGTATCTTAGTACCTGCTAACTCGTGTCCATTGTAGTAGGGGTAGTAGTGCTTATCAATCTTACCATTTAGTAGTGTTGACTTTACCCCATATTTCTTAGCTGTTTCTAAACTTATCTTTCGGTCAGTCAATTCATTAAACGTAGCTGTTGAACTATTGTTCATCTTATTGTTCCTTCGATGTATTTCAAACTCCGTTTCTACATCATTGTGTTGCACTTCCGCTGTGCTATAGTTTGGTAAATAAGTCCCACAACTGAAGCACCACCCAGATCCATTATCGTTAACTGAAACTGGGTCACTGCCTCCACAAGCGGGACAAGGTAGCCTGTGTTTAACAAAAGGCATACGCCTTACTCCTATTTGTTACCTCGTGTTTCATCATCGGAGGATGCTTCAATGATAGCCTCGTCTACCAAATGCTCATCCATACTGCCAGTTAGAGTCATAATAGATGCACGAGCGAGTGTAACATTCAACTCTGCCTCTCGTAACTTACCCTGTGCATTGACTAGCACTCCAAACACTGACTGTCCTTCGGGTGATAGTTGCCCTACGTCATAAGTCACATCGTCTTTGATGTAGGTGTATTGTGGTGCGTCACTCATAGTTCATCCTCCATAGATGGTTCTGCTGTTATACCTAGTTCTTCGCCATCAGGTGTCCCGACTTCTACTAGATCAAGCACTTGCATAGCTTGAAAGTCTAGACCCTTGAAAGTCCCATACTTGTTTGTGGTTTCCCACTCATTGTACTGAACTTTCACAGTGGAGCCGTTACCTACACGAGCATCCAAAGGATTCTTATACTGGTCGATAAGCTTTGGAGCCTGTCTTATCATACCGTTTGGCCCTTCAACCTTACGCTTAATTAAAAGAGCAGGGCCTTCGTCCATGTCTTTGATGCTGAATCCACGCGCCTTAAAATCTTCAGCGGTAGCTTCATCAACAACCAAGTTGACTGAATAGATAGGTTCAAAGGTTGTGTTGGGTGTTGTGACTGATGCCCAGTATGCTGAGCCTTCAATTATTGCCATGTTACTTTCCTCTGTTGGTTAAAATAGAGCGCACATATTAACACACTCTTATAAGTTTGTCAAGTTATATTTTATCTATCGCTATAACAGTTATAATTACTGCGACTATAACTGCTACAAGTATTAGACCCTTCCAATCGTCAGAGTCTTTGTAATCAAAGTTACTCACCTTCGCTCTCCTTTTTAAGTTCTGAAATCATTTGTTCTGATACATACAAAAGTTTTATTGCATATACACACGCTGTAACACACGCTATTGTCAGTAATAAATCCATAAGATTATACCCTTAAAACTAAAATAAGATTAATGATTGTAAGCAGTGCCGCCAAGACAACCACAGTTCTAACTGTCTTAATGAATCTAGACTCAAACTTACTTGTCATCTCTGTCTTTTCTTCTTGAATCCAGTTTGCCGCCTTGAGCAAGATACTGGAGCATACCGATTTCATTGAGTCTTTGTTTACGCTTATCTTTTCTAACACTTGATACCTCCCGATATTGTTGTTTAAATTCTGTGTCCCTTCCGTTAGACATCTCTAGCCTCAAATGCCTGACCAATTGTAATAATAATAAAAGGAAATAAAATTACTACACCTTCAAAAGATGCAGGCCTAACTCCAAACCAATCATCACTGCTCACCCAGATGGGGCGGCTATTTACAAACTCTAGATCAAGTCCGACACCGTTCCGTAGTCCGATACTAAATGTAATGTTACCAAATAAATTTATTGTCATTATTTACTATCCTCAAGTTGTTGATTAATATTATATTCACTTGGAGAATAACCAAACATTGAGGCAGTCTGATAGATAATGTGTTCAACCAAATCCATATCTACATCAGAGTTACAATGTATCTTATAAACACCCCCACTCTGTGCGGCTTCTCGTAAAGAAAAGTAATCGCCTGTTCTGTATAGATTAATTTCCATTTTATTTCTCCGTGTATGGCTTGATGTACTCGCCAACAGTTAAGTCAGACGAGGTGATGTGGTTTATAACTACCTTCCACTCACTTGGTGTCCAACGTGTTTTTTCACCACAAACTAAATCTAATATAGCGTT